TAGTGGCCACCCGGACCGCTAAGCGAAATGGGCTCCATGCCCCTGGTCAACCGGAACTGGCTATTGCCATGTGCTGTGTTCAGGTAACCCACGATCAAGGCCTGTTCAACCAAGTTCTCCCAATCGCGTCCAGCTTCGTTCGGCATGAACTCCATGCCAAGATCCTGGATCAGATCAGTGCGCGCATTGTCAACCAGGTGGTGCGCAAGCAGAATAGAATCAGAGAGCGTTTGACGCCCCCACTCAGCGACACCGTAGAAGCCGATCATGCTCGGTATCTGCTCCATGATGCCACGAGCATCAATCACATCGTTGTACTCACCCACTCCACTACCCACCGCATTGTTGGCAAGGCCAGCCCATGCAACACCCAGTGTCTTCTGCGTGTCATTCTTGAACTCCTTCATTGCTTCAAGCGAATGCGGGATGCCCTTGGTGTTGATGGAGAACACACGGGAAAGGGCAGAAGATGCTTCCCCAATCGTAGCGTTCAGCTCCAGCCTCTTCAGGCCACGGATACGCTGAAGCCCATTCGGGTTCTCGGCCAACCATTGATTCATCTGCTCCGTGTCGGGCTCTTGAATAGCTACTCCATTGACGACACCTCCAGTGCGCTTCCACTCAGCGTGGTCTTTCATTGCCTTGACAACGTGTTCAGGCGGCATTGCTTCGCCCAGTTTCGCAGCAATGGCGTTTTGAAGCGTCTTCTTCCGAACACCGGAATCGCTCATGCTGTAGCTGTCAGCAAGCTGGTTAGTGCGCACAGCATCCTGAATGATGGGGTCTTTCAACATCAGGAACGCCTCCTTCATGGAAGCGCCGTTGATGATAGCGCCCATCAGCAGATTCACGTTGTACGAGTTCACCCCCAGCTGACCCATCACCATCAGCTTGGTATTGTCCAGCATACCGTTGAGCAACTGATTGATGTTGGCCATGACCGGACGGCCGGTGCTGTCCTTGGCTTGTGGCATCCACCCATCGAATAAAGGACTGTTGCCCTTCTCGTCCATGGTCTTCAGCGCAGCCTCCATCATGTAGCCATAGGCCTTCATGTGCTGTGCACCGATACCGATCAGCTGTGCGCCGTCCGAAGCCATCTTTCTGGCCAACGAGTTGTGCGAAGGCGTGAACAGTTCCATGCGCATGGCGTCTGCACCGTACACTTCAGGAAACTCAGCCATCAGCTCTTCCGCCACGGCCACAAGATCTTTGGTACCGGTGGAAGCCATGATCATTTCAGCGTTGGCAGGGTCCTGATAGAACTGCCACAACGCATTCATGATGTTAGCCTGATTGACCGTCAGCGGGTCGTCACTGTCCAACGGCTCAATGGTCTCAAGCTTGGACCCATCGTCTTCGTCCACCTGAGCCTTCACGTTGCGGAAGTACACCGACAATTGATCACCATCAAAGTCACCACCAGTTGGTACGTTCATTCCTGCAGGCGTGTAGATGCTGTTGCCGGAATCATTGATGAACCCGACGATCTTCATCCACTGGCCAGAGCCAAGACCGGACGAAGGTGTACGGGTTACAAACACGTTTAGGTACCGCTCAAATGCAGCCAGACCAGCCTCACCTTGGTCACGAAAGATCTGCTCCTTCATGGCGTCAATGGGCATGGATGGGTCGGTGATGCCAAACGTAGCAGCATGCACGAACTTGATCATAATCTCGCCCGGCATGTACTGGCCATTTTCAATGCGCGGAGGCAGAAGCTCACGCATGCTTTCAGTCTTCACTATCTGTGAAGCAGGAGCAGGATTCTGTGCTTCCCACTCATTCATTGCAGCGGTCTGGTCCTCCAACTCTGCGCTTTGCTGAGCGGCAACATCTCGTTGCACTGAGTAGTTGGCCAGCTCTTCTTCGCTAGGGTCAACAACTTGCTCTGTCACCTCAGGCGTAAGCAGTCCATAGGCGCTGACCTGGGTAAACATTTGTCCGTGCATCTTTGGATTGATGCCATTGCGGGACAGTTCGTTCGCCAAGAATTCCACCAACTTCGGACGAAGAATAGGGTTGTTGATGTCGCTATTCGGGTTCGTGAGCATGTCCACAAACTGACCAGTACGGCCATCGGCACTCATCTTGCGCAACCCAATGCCGCGCATCCATTCTTGGACCTTCTCAGTGCGCGTCGTACCAGACTGCCCCTGGATCATCACAGCCAGCTTGTTCAGGTAGTTCTCGGAGATTTTCTGTTCGATCTCGCGAATGACCTGCAGCTGAGCCCGACTTGCTTCCGATTCCGATACGCCAAACAGAGAGCTGAGCTGCGTGAAATACGGAGCCTCCATTTCGTCCGGATCCGTTGTGCGCTCCAGTACCGTCTGCAGACGCCAGAAGCGTGAGTCCACAGCCAAAGAAACCAACGGCGTATCGATGGCCAGTTGGTTCACGCCACGAAGACCCATCTTCACGTTGCTCTCCGAGGTGAGTAGGTGCACTAGCTGGTCACTTACACCCAGCTCCTGTGCTTTCTCCATGACCGCATCCGTGGCCTTGGCAAACGCTTCAGGATTCGCATCACCAATCGCATTGTTCCAAGCATCGAGCAATGGCGTTCCGGGTATCACAGAGCCGTCAATGCCGGTCAACTCAGCCATAAGTGAGCGCTGCGTGATCTGTTGCAACCACAGGTTCTTTCCGTACAGTTCCGGCGAGATCACAGCCTCGCTGTACTTCACCTTGATGGAGTTGGTGCTGATGATGCGCTTGTTGACCGAAGCCTTGACCAGACCCTCCTGTCCACCGAATGCACGGCGAGCAATGGCCCACCCCCATGGCGTGGTGTAGCCCTGGCCATCCAGATGACTGACGCTGTTGCCGTTTTCGTCAATTGTCGTCATTTCAGAGAACACCGCAATGCGCGGCTCCAGCGGCATTCCGAACTGGCCACCGATCAATGGCTCGTGACCAGGAGAGAATGCAGTCACGCTCCGCTTGATGTAGTCCTGTGCGTTCTTGTAGTTGTGGGAGCCGCCGTCGATGACCGTACCCACCCAGTTGTTCACCAGGTGGCTCATCACGAAGTAGCCATACATCATGTTGCGACGACCGTTCGCATCAATGTTCACAGCAGGATGTTGCCAGCCGATACCTGGCGTGGTTACCGTCTCGCTCTTTACCACCTCAACACCGTTCTCCATCACCTTCGTTTCCACGGTCTCGGTCTTACCGTTGACCATTTCTTCGAATGCCTTGAAGTAGGGCTCCATGATCTCGTCCATCACAGCTACTGCACCCTTGTCGGACTTCAGCATCTTGTCCCGGTTCGCACGGCTGTAGATGCTGGAATCCGTCATCATGATCGCATGCCCGAACGACACCTTGTCGCCGTCGATCATGTAGTCAGAATTCATGGCCAGCAACGGCGATGCTTTCACCAGGTATTTGAAGCCCGGACCTTGTGCGGCATTCAGTTTGGCCAGCACTTCCGATGCCTTTGCACTGGAGGGTAGACCAAAGAACGCAGCCCATGACCGAACCGAGTTGCCAGCAACCTGGTCCCGGTACGTGAACATATCCCTCAACCAAGCAGCCATTGGCTCCTTATTCACCGTGATGGAGCCATTGGTCTTGTTGAACAAGCGCTGGTTTCGGTCACCGGTAGGAATGTCGAGCTGATACAGCAGAATGGCATCACGGTCACCGAAGGGTGTGCCAGCGATACTCAACCGCTCTTCCTTGCGTGAGGACATGATATCCCGAACGAACAGATCATAGCCGATGCTAAACGCGTCACCTTGCGACAACTTGTTCGCATTCTTACCGGTCTCCTTTGTACGGGACGAGACCCCGGAGCCCAGGAACACGTTGCTGATACGCGCTGTGCTGTTGGATGGGTCAAGCAATGGAATGAGCGGAACCCCTTCTTTGCTGAGCAGAGCAGGGTCACGCTTGGCCAAATCCCTGGCCAGCATTTCCATGGCCTTGGATGAATGACTGTCCTGTGAAGCGCCTGGCAGCAGTTTGGAGAACGCTGTACCGAGGTTCGTAGCGTAGATGGTCTTTCCTGTGGCACCGACCATACGCTGCATGTAGGACGCTCCTTTGGAACGGTTCTCCACTGTGGCCAGAGCGCGGTTCAGCGCGAAGAACATCGAAGGCATCGGGTACTCATCAACGCCGAAACCGTCTGAACGACGGTCTGCAATGTCACCTACGGTCTCTTCCCCAACACCTCCGTACGAATCATTGAAGGAAGCAATCGTTTTGTTGGAGAACAGCGAGCTGTCCTTCTTGCCGGTCTCCACACGATGAATACCCGCATGAATGGAGTAAGCCCACATACCAACGATGGAAGGCAACAAGGTCTTCTCTGCCCCTTCATTCGCTTTCAGCAAGTGGTCGATAGTGCGCGCGCTTACCGGGTAGCCGATCGCCTCAAAGAACTCTGCGAAGGCTTCCGGCTGCGTCTTGAACTCAGCACTGATCGAGAAGTTCAAACCCTTGCGGCGAACCAGCATGTTGCCGGCACCGTCCAGGACACCTTCCTCCGTGACCTTGAACTGTGGCGTCGCCTTATCCTTGGCAGAGCCCACGGCCCACTTGGAACGGAAGTCGTTGTCAAGACTGATCGAAGAAGGTCCGTTCGCAAAGAACGGGTCTCGCAACGATGTCTTCATGGTACTCAGCACTTCACTGATCGCATCGAAGGTCAGGCGTTTGTGGTTGAACTTCGGCTGCGGCGCTTCACCGAACTGGTCAGTGCCTTCACCTTGGTAATGCTCCACCAGCCAACGGTTGCTTGCGGAGAGCTCTGCCAGCATACGCACCACGTTACCCAGCACACGCTCAGCTGCATCAATGCGAGCATCAATGTTCTCGAACTCCTTGGTGTTGGGTGTGTACTGGCTGAGCAGCCAACCGGCATTCGCCGTCATGTACGCGTAACTGCGAAGCTGGTTACCCTCTTGGTCCAGATAGTACCCATCGGGATCCAGGTAACGCTTGTAGAACGTGTTGAGGTACATCGCCTCCTTGCTCTCCGGGTCCACAGCCATTGCCTTGCGAACAGATTCCGCCAAGGATTCAATGGTGGACACTTCCTGCGTGGGAATGGAGAACTGAGCAGCCTGTTGAACGAGGAACGTCATCAGCTCCAGGTCCACATCATACGGGTCACCAATGACACGGTTCTGGCCACCCGGCATGCGCTGGATCAGCGACATGGACTGCAGAGATAACCGGGACAGGTCGCTTTGACGCTTGAACGGATTCAGGTTCTCGTTCGTGTCGTGTGCGTTTGCCGTAGAGTTCTCAATGGCCTCCACGTCGATCTCCATGTTGGCTTCGTACTCTACCGCATCAGCAAGCTCTACTTGCGTGATGTCAGCATTAGGCAGAGCCACACGGGTGATCATTTTGAACACCTGTGGGTCTCCTTTGTACCATGCCACGTAGTCGGACCACTGTGCATCGGTCATGGCCAGCACATCCTGCTTAGTGGCATTGTCGAAGGACTTGACATTGCCTTCAGCGTCCGTCAGGGAGGCCACTACCCGTTGCCGGCGAGCAGCGAAGCCTTGGAGCACTTTAGTAGCTGCTTGTGACAGCGTAGGAAGACTACGACCAAATTCCGAATCAACCGGTGGAGCATAAAGCGATTCACCGATGATCTCGCGCACTGTGTCGTCCACCACAGCCACCGCGGTCGCGTGTGAGCCGAAGATGTTGGACAGTACGTTCATGTCCTCATTCACCGAACGCTTTTTGCCGGTTGCATCTGGACGACGAGCTGGAGCAGGAGTTGATGGGTCGAAGCTGGCTGGCAACTCACCATCCTCACGAACAGAGTTGCGCACTACGGTCCGGCCACCCAAGTCATGGTCCTGTGCGCCACGGAACTCACCGTTCTCAATGCGGTACAGCAGCTCACCGATACGGTTGCTGTACATGCCCCAGCGTCCAAGCATGGCACGGAACCATTGCATGAACCGACCGAAGAACGTAGACGTGTCGTATGAAGGTGATTCGTACTGCTCAGCGATGAACTCGTTGGCTTGTTCGTCCGTAACCTGCCAGTACGGAATGTTGTACTTCTCAGCGTAAGCCCGTGAAGCCTCGTTAATGATGGACATCCGGCTCTGGTCGTCCAGCAACGTGTCCAGCACCCGGTGAACAGCTTCGTGTCGAGCCACACCCATCAGCACACGGCCCTTGGCATCCAAGTTCAGGGTGATGTACCCGTTCTCCATGACACCGTGGAGCGCGGTTCCGTCAACAGCCTGAAGGTTGGAACGGAAGTCCAGCTGATTGTCCACGAACCGATCACCGAACACCTTGCGATAGTAGTTCTGTGCGGCCTCTTGTGATTCGGTACGCGACGTGTCACCAGCAGATGCAGCACGACGACGAACTGGAGCACGATACGGAGCTGAACTTACTCCAGTGCCAATGACACCTGACGAGTTCGCGCCAATGGCAAACTCTGGAAGGTTCACACGGTCCGTTGACGGTATCAGGTCCCAGGTGTTGTCGATGATGCTCATGCCACCAGCGGAGCGGTTGCCGATCATCGCAGCCTTGGTAAGCATGATCTCGCTATCACGTACCAGTTCTACGGCTTTGCGAAGGTCATTGGCCCACTTGAGCGGGGTCATGCCTTGTGCACGGGTGCCGCGAAGCATCTGCGGCTTTCCCTTCTCGTTGATGGTCAAGAACTCATTCAGGCCTTCAACGACAAATTGCCCATCCTTGATGAGCACACTGCGGTTCCACTGGATAAATCCGAATGCTTTCGTCTTCTCGATGTTGTCACGGTCAAATGACGGTACTGCAGCGATCTCATCCGTGACGTTATCCAGCTCACGAATCAGGTCCTGGTAATACTTGGAATCAGCTTCCTTGGTCCGCATGAACACCTTCGTAGCAGGTGCTCCGTCCCAAGCAGAAACCTCCACAACAATTGCCGGCATCGACACCAGGTCTGTTCCCTCTTTGCGAGTCCATCCAGCGCCCTGTGGACTTCCGGCATGCGCCATCACAGGGTCGGTGACGAACAAGCCACGTCGCTCTACCAACTGAATGAAGGCTTCGTAATCGCCAACAGCTTCAGCCTCCACATTGTTACGAACGCCTTCGTACAGCTCACCGACTGGAATGTTGGAATACTTGGCGATTGTCTTACCCTCTTCCCATTCATTGGCGAATAGCTCTTCGGCAAAACGATCCATTTCCAGTTTGAATGGACTGTCCTGAGCCAAGGTGTTCATGAACAATGAACCCACCATGGTGTACCCAGCGGCTTCAAGTTCTGCCTGGGTCATCTGGGGCATCTTGTTCTCCTTCAAGATCCTGTTGACCATGGCTGCACCGTTGGCTACATGAACCTCGACACCAGGAACCTTGGCAGCTCCATTGTCTCCGGTCCATTCACCCTCTACACGCTTGACTAACTTCATTGTGAAGCTTCCTGGATCTGACCAGATAGCCTTCATTACGCCCATACGGATGACGAAGGCCTTGTTCGTGATAGAGAGCGCGGTTTCGTTGTTCGGGAACTTAGGCGTCCAGCGGAACGAAGCAGAAGAACTGATGAACGCTGTTCCGGCGCTGTCGCTGCGTTTGGATACACGGGTTGGAACTCCTGCAGGAGCATCTTCAGGAATGGGGTTTTCACCTTCCTTGTCATCCACTGGCTCTTCCTCGTTGTCGGTAGTAGGCTCTGCATCATTGGGGTCAGCCGTAGGAACCGGAGTGCCCTTGGCGTTCTTCAGGAAGCTGTTCTTGATACGCAGCTCGTCACCGTTCTGACGACGAACCTTGGTCACCTTGCCATCATCCTCCACCACGGTCAGATACTCACCGTAAAGATCCTGCATAGCCCGGCCTTGCTTGCTTTTCTTGAACTTGGAGTTCACCTGAACCATTGCACCTGGTGCGCGGCCTTTCTGTACGACCGGTGCATTCGGATCCGTTGGTGCCGTAGTGGGCGGGGCAGGCGCCGTTGGAGCGGTCGGCACAACGTCAGCTGGTACACGTGGTGCCAGGTCACGATGCACGGCAGACAGGTACCCGCGTACCCGTGACGAAATCTCGTTGAGGCTTTGACCGTCCGAAGGGATGGGCATGATCTTGTCCACCTCAGAGGACTGACCATTCGGAAGCAGTGCAACAGCACCGTTCTTACCACGGCTGATCGCTGTGTATAGGAAGCGTCCGAAAGCATTGTCGAAGCCAGCAGGGTCCAGCGCCACGAACGCTACGTTGGCTTCGAGACCAAGCACGCTGTGCTCGCCTCCGTCCATGGTCAGGATACGCGCTTCGTGTCCAGGTGTGAATGCGGAGATCTTGGCCATTGCCAGGATCGCTTCCTGACGCTGTGCCTCGTCCTTCACAATGAGAATGGCGTCACCGCTGAACTCACTGTTGTTCACGCTCTCGGACAAGTGCGCTCCGAACGCATTGTAGATGGAAGAGATACCACCTCCGGACATGTACCGTACACCGTGGTTGTTCTTGGTGTAGTGCGATGCCGGCAGGACGATAGAGTTCTGGGTGCCGCTGGCGATGTACGAACGCAGTGCATCAATGGAACGCAACACCTCGGCGTTGTTGTGCCGGAAACTCACTTGAAGCGGCGCCGTACGCATGGATGCGCGCTGCACAGGGAACGTGTAAGACATGTTCCGGAGCGAAGGCACCTGAGCAGGGTCACCAAGCATCAAAGCCCCCGTCTCCGGGAGCTTCTCCATCATGCCCTTCATCTGAAGGACCGCATTGCCATCCATGACGTGCGCTTCGTCGTAGATGATGAGATCCAGGTCTTTGGGCGGATTGCTCATGTCCGTGATGTGTACAGGCTCGTGCGTGTACTCCTTGGTGGACATCACGATAGCACTGGAGAGCTCCGTTACGTTCTTCGTACCGGGCGCTATGATACCCACACGAAGCTTCCGGCCCTTGATGTTGGCTACCGTGTTCACGATAGCAGGGATCAGCATCTTCGTCTTGCCCACACCTGGCATGCCCGGGATAGTGATCGCACGAGGAATGATGATCGCTCCTTGAGCCAACGGAGCAACGATAGTCGTGAGCTTGTGGGTCAGGTCATGGTCCGGATTGCTCAGGAACGAACTGGCCTCGATCACACGCTGCTGCTGTTCTTCGTTTGGAGCGTAGCCCACAGTGGATGCTGCGGTACCGACGAACCGTGCGTAAGCGTCCAACACGGTCGCGTGACGGTTCCGGGACAAGCGGCTCACCCAGCCCACCATGTACTGAAACCCAGCCATAGCCTTCACGATGGAAGGCTTCTGTCCATCATCCAGAAACAGCTCTTCATTGAACCTTGCCGGAAACGAAGCATTGTCGATGGACTTCGTTTCGTAGTAGTTGGAGGCTGACTTCAGCTGACCGTTCAACAGGTCACCGTAGGTCTCCTTGATCAGCGCAATACCCGTCTCATCACCGGTGACTAAAAGCTCGCTCACCATGTCCTCCGCACGGTTCACCAGCACCTCATAGTTGTCGTTTGGAATGGCGCCTGGAGTTGAAGCAAAAGCATCGAGCTCAGCTTGCATCAGCTTCACCGTTTCAATGAACTCCGGCTTGGTGGAGAGCTTGCCTGCCGTTCCAGCCAACTTCAGCAGCAGCGAACCACGGAGCATCAAGTCAACACGGCGGATCTGGTCCAGCTGCTCTTTCCGCTTGTTCACCATGCCTTCCATGCGCTCAAGCTGGCGCTCAAGATCGGCGATGATGTCAGTAAGCTCCTGATTAAACTGGTTCGCATCGATGGTAGCAGCAGGGTCATACACTTGTGACTTCTCCTGCTTGAACTGTGCAAATGCCGGTGGAACAGCATTGCCGGACTGTGCAGACCCGGCCTTCATCAGCTTCTCGTCACCGAAGAACTTCTCGGCCACCTGGTGCATGGTGGTGGAATAGTGCTTGAAGACCTCTTTGTTGGACTTGGCCAAGTTGATCAGCGAGGCCAGGGTCTGGATGTCAGCGATACTCGGCGTCTCGGTGAGCTTGAAGCGCTCAATAGCGCCACGGAATAAAGCGACCGAAGCGTTATCTCCGGTCGGGTGCGACTTCAAGAACTCAGCGAGCAGGTCTGCCTGACTACGCTTCCCTTCGAGTTCCGCTGCCGGCATGTACTGTTGAGCCACAGCATCACGTTCTGCCGGAGTCTTGCCGAACATGCTCATCTGGTCATTGAGGATCTGCAACTCACGGAACGCGATGCTCCGTTCGTCACTCTCAGGAAGAGCGTTGATACGCTGCGGGTTCAGGCCGGATGTGATCCACTGCTCAAACTCCAGCGCGCCGGAAGGGTCTTCTGCTGCATGTGCCTCATCAAACGAAGTATTGGGGCTCGTGTCGCTCAACGCCTCCATCTTGGCCAGGTCTGCGATGAGCGCCTGCTTGGCATTGGCCAACGCAGTGTATCCCTCCTGAACTTCCTCACGGGTCATGGCGGCATTTCCAGGCTGTGCATTGAGCACCTTGTTTGTGACCTGACGATAGCCAATGATCGCATCCAGGATCTTGCTTGTCTTTGCCGTGGAGAGGTTGTCAATAGCATCGCTCAGCTCCGTGCCAATGCTCTGACGGAACAGATTTACTTCCTCGATACGCGCCTCACGTGCGGCTGTCCAGTCGGTGAATCGCTTGGTGATGACATCGACCTGCTCTGAATTGGCAAAGCCTTCATCCTTTGCGTCAATGGAGTTTATCAGCATGGCCCGCTGCTTGAACCGATTCAGCAGCTCGGTGCCATCCAGAATCTTGGCAACAGCCTGTTTGTTGACCTCAAGACTTTTCTCCAACTCCGCTTTCTCAGCTTCACGCTGCTCTGCCGTCTGACCTTCAGCGAGCGGCTGCTCATTCAAGTCAGCAAGCTGCTTGTTGATGCCCTCCATTTCCATCCGACGCTGAGCGTACTCCGTCACCATGTCCTGTTCTTGCAGGAGCAGGTTCAGAGTCTTGGGGTCAGCAACATTGAATTCGCGCATGATGCTTTCAGAGAGCCGAACATCTTGCGTCAGAACGTTCACATCGTCCTCGGTAAGTGTCCCGGCCTGCTGCATGGTTGCAGCCCTGTCCAGGATCTCCTTGCCCTTGCCTTCTGCAACGGCGCCGGCAACACCCTTATCGTAAGGATTGGGACGGCTACGGCCGTTGTTCAGCATGGCCATTGGCATGGTGCCCACAAAGCCACCTACAGCACTTTCCAGCACACGTGCGCTGAAAGAGTAGTCCTCCGGCCGGCTTTTCTCAAATCGGTTCTCGTTGGTCATCCAGTCGGTCGCCCACTCAAGCAAAGCATACCCGCCCTCTTCAAAGCCCTCCTGCTTGCCTTCAGTGTACATGGCCTCCAGACTGTTCTTTGCCCAGCCACCGAAACGACCTGCTGGCTCCTTGGCCCACCACTTAGCGAGATTTGAGTTAATCATCAGCGCCTTGTTCAAGGGGCTCATACGCTCTGGGATCTTCCGGCTCAACCACTCACTGATCTTGTCACGGGTCACGTTGGCACCACCCTTGTCCATGTAGGACCGGATCATCCATTGACGACCGATCGCCATTTCAGCAATACCCATGATGGGCAGCGCCACAATGGCCTGGACCTTCGCCTGGTCGTGGCTGTATCCGACATCGCGTGCGGACTGATACACGATCTGACCCATCGTGAGCGACGGAATGGAAGCAGAGCCAACGGCAACCGTGCGCTGGCCAAGCGAACTCAGCTGAGGCGTCATGCCATTGATAATACCACGAGTCACCAAGGACTTGGCACCGGTCTTCAAGAGCGCCTGAGCAAGCAGGGTAGCGCCGGCCTTTTGCGGAAGCAGGAATCCGGTCATGTCGCCGAACAACGTTCCAAGACCTTCTGCACTTCCGAACATGCCATGAGCCTCTACGTTCTCACTGGGATTGAACGTGCTGGCATCCTGATAGATCTTGAACCGGTCTGCGTAACGCTCAAGGAATCCACGACCTGTGTTGCCTTGATGAGCATTGTACATTTCAAGGGCCAGACGGGACTTCACGTCACCTTGCTTTGCGGCCGCCTTGTAGCCCTCCAAATTGTTGTGCACATCCTGCACCATTGCATTGATGCGCTCCTGAGTAGGGCCAGGACCGCGTGCACCAAGGGTGATTGCTCCACGCTCAAGATCCGGAACGGCTCCATCGGTCCAGTCACCACCAAGGTGACGCTCAACGTCAGCAGCAGTAGAAAGTCCGGTGTTTTCCAAATTGTGGTAAGCCTTGGCCCAAAAAGCCACATCGCTGGTTTGTTTCTCACCCAGTGCGGCCTTGGCGGCATTAGCCCAGAACACCACTCCGTTGTAGGTCGCATACAGAGCAGCCTGAGCTGCGTTGCGGTTCAATGGCTGCGGACCGTTACCGCCCAGCATTTCCATCCCGTAGCCGGGACTGTTACGTGGTATGGCCTGAAGGCCGGGCACTTCAAGCAGGTCACCATCTGGACCGGTGGTCGTGACCGGAACGACAGCAAAGCGCCTGGTGTTGTGGAAGAAGCTTGGAATGTGCTCAGACTTCAGCGGTTGGCGTTTGCCAAACTCATCAATGAAGAACGGCATAGAAGCGGCCATTTCCTGGCGCGACTTCCCGTCAGCGGCCATGCGCTCACCGTCAATAGACTTGTACTCGTAAGGGTTGATGACCCCCTTGGTCCTCGTGGTCTCCGTAGCCGGCCAAACGCCGTTCTGCTGGGACCTGTTTTGCGGGGCTCGGTAGTATTGGGCCAGCTTCTGTGAACTAGGCACCATCTGCATGAGCGCTCCGGTGATGTCGATCTCTTCCTGCAGCTCTACCGGCGTTCCGTCCGGGAGCCTCTCAGACTTGGCGTATTTGGGGTCGTCCCGGTACTTCTCCTTGATCTTCGCCGTATCGAACTCAATGTCGAAATCGCCCGCGTTCGCACGCTGACCGACTCGGTACACGTATTGTCCTGGGTTGAAGTTTGGATCTGTTGTTGCGCCGCCTTTGATTGCTTCAAAAAAGTCCAACTTTCCCTTCGGTGGACCTTGTTGCTGTTGGGCCATGATATGTGAGATTAGGCCTCTAATCTAAGAAGCCTAATCTCACACGGTTTAATGGTGCGTCCGCCTAAGGCTGCGGAGCCATGATGTACTGGTTCAGCACGGCGTCCGGACTTGTGTGGGAAGCTTGCCCAGGCATTGTAGCCGGTCCGAACTGCTTGTAGATCTCCTCGTTGACATCAGAGCCCTGCATCATCGCCCAGGCCCGGTCTGCACGCATGTAGACGTACCCTTCGGAGTCAGTGATGCCGGGGTCCCAACTGCCAACAGTGTATCCACTACCCTTTCTTCGGGCTGCTGCGCCTTCAATGCTCTGAGGACTCAAGCGAGATTGCTTTTCACCAGTAGCTGCAGCTACGACATTGCCAACAACAGACCCACCGGGGCTGGTTCTTGAGCCCATTCCGGCTGAACCAAGTGGACCATGGCCAAAAGAAGAGTAGTTCCCGTGGTTCACTGTGTTCCCGAGCGATTCAAATTGCTGTGGGAAGTAGTCCTTTGGCCGGAACTCTTCCCCGAACGCCAGATCATCATCATCGAAGCGCACCTTGATCTTCAAGAACGGCCAGTAATCGCTTGAGGCACCGCTGTCACTGTTGAGCCTTGGCTTGCCATCGTTGCCGTACTGGAAGCCATACGCTTCAGCAACATCGGGCTGCGTATCCGCTCCTGTTCCAACAGACCTGTGCATGTAGTACACTTTGGGCTCAACACCGACCACATTTAGGTGATCAAGCTCGTCTTTGTCGAACCTACGACCACCCTGTCCAACGACCGTTTGATTGCCAGCAACAGAGCCAAGTTTCAGCGGCTGTTCTTCGCTGAACTTCGGAGTGTTGTTCTTGTCGTACAGGCCAAGCGCTTGCAGTGACTTTGGCCATACTGAGAAGTCCGGATTGCGCGCATATACGTTGGTTTGAACACCTTGGGTGTACAGGTCACCAGCCCTTGTTCCGGGTATCGTTCCGTCTTCATAAGCAGCAACCGGGACCGTCATCGTAGTCACTGGTTTCAGTGGTATCTCGTTGCCGTTCGCGTCGAACTCCTTGGGAATGCCGTTGATCATATGCGCCCAGTAAGGAGTGAGCTTTGGCCGTGGACCACCGCCGCCGTTACCGTCCATGCCACCCTGCTTGAACAAGCGCGCTTCCGTGAACTGTTCTTGTATCAAGAACTGGCCCACTTGTTCAGCAAGGAGCTTTTCAAGTAGCGTGACCGGCTCTTTTGACCCATCGATCTGGAACGAAGCATCGTTAGTGGCCAAGTTGTACAACTTCACAGGGTCGAATTTGCCGTCCTTGTCGCGAAGGTCCTTGTACGGGTCTTTGCGGTACTCCGGCAACACAGCTCCGTTCTTATCACGACGAACAAAGACCTCCGACTCCAGATACATCTGCTGAACCGAAGCCCACTGCTGCTTGGTCATGGACGACTGGATCTTCTTGACTGCATGACCGAGGTTCTTGGAGTTGGTCTTCCAGCCTTGGTTGACGATCATTTCAGCGGCCACCTGAGAGTATGGATCGGTCGCTGCCTCGCGCAACTGATTCCAAGCGTCGGCGTTGTTCGACAGATTATTCCGGTTCTGAATGAGCCCGGTGCCTTGCATGCTTTTGAAAATTTCATCCATAAAGCCTTTGGGGTCCGGAACAATGGCGCTGTTCAGGTCTATGTTGCGACCGCTGAAAAGGTTGTAGGACTCCATGTCCTCCCGGCGATCAGCAAACTCTCCTGCCGTGATGGGAGCGCTTGGATTGTCGGGGTCCTGATAGGCCATCCCATCCGGACCGAACAGCATGCTTCCTTGTGCATCACGTTCGGTGACGCGTTTCACCAATCCAGCATGCGCCTCTTTCTCTTGCGTGAGCGATGCTTGAAGTTGTGGAGACGTTGCCTGCGCATACAGCTGTTGAGCCGCGAGGAACTTCGGATCATTCTTTGCTGCCCAATGGGGATTGGAGTTCTCCTGAAGACTTTCCATCATGGCCGTTCTTGCGGCCAAAGCCCGATTGTATGGAGTACCAAGGTCAGAAGCCAGGCCAGTGAACTCGGGCATTTTCAAGTCGGACACATGCCCCTTAAGCGCGTCCAAGTCTTTCTGCTTCTGCATCCGGATGTTCGCCCTCAGCTCAGCCGTTTCTTTCACTGGTGAGAAGTCCAGCTTGAACGGAGTGTATCCGATGAACAACGGGGCATTACTCATGCCGCTCGCTTCGTTGAAATTGTACTCCATGGCTTATGCGTTGGCTGCTTTGCGTTCGTTGCGGCGCTGCTTGCGGTATCCGCGGATATCGTACACGTAATTGTCATCGGACATTACGTCGTTGCTCTCTCCAGAGCGGAAGGCTTCGTATGAGTCCCACAGACGAGCCTGCTTGCCCATCTGGGAGAGCTGGATCTGGCCGTCCACATAGCTGCCGTAGCTTTGGCCCATGGCAGACAAGTTGTTCGTCAGCATCTGGCCCTTCATTGCGCGGAACTGGTTGTTTGCGGCCACTTCGTTCTGTGCGAATTGGTTGAACGCATCGTTGTTGTACTGACGCACCCGGTTCTCATTGGCGTTGTTGTACTGGCGCTCCGTGTTCTGCACCTGTTCGACCTGCATGGCGTTGGTCATTTTCTGGTTGGCGCCGGCTGCAATGATACCCAACTCCGCACCAAGGTTCTGCCGGCCGCGGAAACTGTACTGCGCCGTCTTCATGTTGCTCTTGGTTTCATTGGCAAGCATGTTCTTCAGCGCATTCGTATCCAGATCCAAAGGCTTGTGCTCCAGCTTGCGTGGCGCCATACCGGGCGTGCGCTTGGACAGAAGGTTGTACACGAAGCTTCCGGCCGATCCAGCCAGGTTGATGTTCCGGCTGGTCCGGTTCAACCGATTCAGCCAGAGCTCTTCCTGATTCATATCCGTATTCGTCTTCGTCTCGTCATTCAGCTTGTCCTTTACGGATTGCGTGACCGATTTTGCTGCATCCTTCGCTGCCTTTCCGTTTGGACTCGCTGGATTGCCTACTGAAGCAGGAACTAGCGGAGTAGGGTCTTGCCTCATGAGTTCCATATATGCGGAAGCACTTTTGTTTGGGAGAGGCGGCGCCGTTGCGTTTAGGTCAATAGGAACTTCCTCTTGCCACGTAGGAGCCATCGGTGATTGCTCACGATACAGCGAACCTTGCGAAGCAGGAGCTTGTGGGTTGAGAAGGTCGTATGCGCTTGGCGTTACTCCGCTCACTTCGCCTGGCAATGGAATCGCCGTAGGTGCAAATGGGCTCTGCTCACGCAGCAGTGGATTAACCGGCCCGCCTGGCCCACCAGGTCCGCCACGAGAGTAACGACGAAGCTGGCCAGGGTAAGTGGGTTTGGGGAAGTTCTCGTACTGAAACAAGTGACCATCACCTGTTGGAATAGAAGGAACTGAGTTGGTCAATGCCGGCCACTTGTCATTGGCCATGCGGAGGCGCTGCTCGGCCGCTTTGTAGTCCTCACTCATTCTTGCTTTCCCAAGGTACCGCTCCGCGCTTTGACCGTCGAACGAACTATCACTATTGGCGAAGCGATAAGCTGCGTTTGCAGCCCTAACGTAGTCATGCATAACAAGCGAGTCCTGATACATCTGGATCGCATGAGGAGTTGGCGCAATTGTCCTTCTCATGGCTTGCGGCCTCTGCTCAAGCGTTCTTGTTATTCTCTGTGCCGGCATTGGTTCGATGGTCCTTGTCATCCCGCCTGAGGGCATTAAATTACCAGTCAGGTCTCCTCTCCAAAGCTCTCTGGTCGGAAACGGCATTGGCTGAATTGCCCCGATCTGACCAAGAGGGTTTCCGGGAGAGGGGGGTGGGCCTTGTTCGCTGGGTCCTCCACGAGCGTACTGGCGTACATTGCCGCCTTCAGCATCCGGCCACAATGAGCGCTGGTATTCTGCAAAGCCAATGCCCATGCTCTTGGCTACCTTGTTCAGCACGTCGTCATGCTCAGCTCCTTCGCCGGATGATACAGCGATAGGGCCGTTCGGCGTCATCATGCGCTGGTTGTCCTCCGTAGGACCGCCTTGGCCACCGATGACCGTTGGCATGACACCAGCCCTTTGAAACTGCTCTCCTGCACGCTGCATGGAGTTGTTCGGAATGATGTTGTTTCCGCCTTGTGCGTAAGCGCGCATGGTGTTACCGCCACGCTTGAACTGAATCACGTCCTGGTTGTAACCACCTTCCTGTGCGTACACGGAGTTGGCCTCCCTTTGGTCCTGTAGTACCGCGCCGTTGTCAATGATGGCTTGCTTTTCCTTTCTGCGCTGAATGCCACCAGCAACAAGATCGTAGGTAAGACCAGCAGCCATGCCAATGCCGCCAACGATTGGGTTGACAGCCAGTAGCGCACTTGCGGCCTTGGTCATCTGGAAGTTGTTGGTTCCGTCCACACCTGGCGGAAGCATGTTTACGGCTGCTCCGGCAACTGCCGCACCGGCACCAGCGCCTCCTTGCCCCTTCATTGAGTTGTCGAATGGCTTCGGTGTGTTCACCAAGCCACCGTTTGAATACTTTCTGAGTCGCATGGTATCAGGTGTTGAGTTGGTTGGACCGCCGTTAAAGTAGGCTTTTACGCCTTCTGCCTTGTCGCGATACTTCAGTTGGTCTTGCGTGAGAAGCTCAAGATCTGCTACGTCTTGCCGTGCCGCTGCAGCTACCCTTGGGTCTACAAAACCACCTCTGAAACGGTAATTGGGTTCGGGTACATTTTGAACCGGAACGCTTACCGGGGTTCGTACTCCATTTTCTTGCGGAAGACGAGGCTCCATGCGGTCGAGTTGAATCCTCTTGACTGGTGGAAGTATTTTTTGCTTAGGGGCTGCCCACCTTGGCTGATTTAGAAAAAAATCACCTTCTTCCCCAAGACGAATTGTTACGTTGTTCCCAGACACATTGGAAGTTGTTTTTGTTCCAGGGTTGTAAATATTTCCGGGCTCGGTAGATCCCCGACGCTCCGCACTAGGAATGCCAAGTCGCCACGATGCGTCACGAAATCGCATAAACTTTTCTGCGTTTATGTTGAAACCAAACTCATTCCATTCTGGCTCATGACTTTGATTATGCAGCTCAAGGCTGTCATTATACATCTGTATACGATGGTCGTAATCAGCCTTATTCTTGGCACGATACGGTCCAGTGTATGACTTGGCTGGGCCTGTCGGGCCACCAACTGCGTACTTCCTGAGGTTCATGTTGGTCAGGTGTTTGATAGGCTAAAAGTAGTGACGGCCGATTGAGCCCAGATTTCTTCACCGGAATCCCAATGGTACTCCAGCGTAAGCCATGAACCACGAAGCGGAGAGCCAACGCCGTAGTCGGTACCGGCGATCACCGATGCTGCGCGTGGGAGCGGGTGCCTCCAAGCGTTTTCCTTGTACGTTGGACGGAAGGTCGGTGGAGCGCTCGGCAATGGAACGAAGGGTACCAACGAACCCAGCTGTGAACCACTGGAGCAGAACAGGGCGCTAGGGGCCGGCACGGTCCCGAACAGGTGTGAAGAAGCGTAGACCTTGGTCCTGTCCGGGCTGGGAGCCGAGACGAATCCAAGGAAGGACTGTGGGTCACGACCGTAGAACGAGGTCCGTAGAGCCGTTGCAGAGTCGTGACGGTAAAAACGGCCACGGGGAGTGGTTGGGTTCCTCCAGGGCAAGAAGGCGGGGTCTGCGGAGTACAGATCGGATCCGATGGTCGTGTACACTCCGGAATCATGGCTTCGCTCATGGAGGTACTGGTCCAGCGTCTCCGAGAACACCAGGCTCCGGGTCGTGATTGGAGAGCTGGCCACGATGAACGTCCACCCCACTTCCTTGTACCGGGGAGAGACCCAAGCCGCAACGCCACCGACACAGGCTGGAGCGTCATTGCTCGGATGCGCGATGTCACCATGGTCCGTGAGCAGCTCAGCGATGTCGAACACATCCGAAGCGAACTTCTTAATGCTCGAAAGCCGTTGCATGCCCTGACCGGCCGAGAAGCGCCAAATGGTCCGCTGCCGATGGTCGTAACCGTACCATCCCAGGGCGCCCCTGACAATGCTCCATTGATTCTGTGAGCCAAGTTCAAGGCCAACGGTCTGAAAGCGAGAGGAAAGGACTTCCCCTTCTCCGATGATGAGGCTTCCGCCCTGGCCATCACCGGCCACTCCGCGCTCAGCTGTGGCATGAACAATGGTGTTGAACTCCTGCACACTGAACAGCCGGCCACCATCGGTGATCAGCTTCACGATCTCTCCATGCGCCGGGTCAAAGTCCTTGAATGCGGCCAGGTCCCAGCGACGGTAGCCGTCAATGATCTCTCCGGTCGCTTTCTTGCCGCTGTAACGCACTCGAACCGGGAACTTGGATGATGCGCTCGGAGACTGAGCGTCATAGCCCTGACGACCGTAATCGCCAAGAATGCGATTGTAGCCAGCGTTGTAGGAATTGCTTTCCAGGTTGTCTCCGAACTGGAACGAGAAGAACCCGGGATCTCCAGACTGCACGGCTGGGTAGTAGGTTACGTTTACGTTCTCTCTCATTCGCATAGCCGGGTTCATGGCACACTCCTGTACAGCGCCGATCATGTTGCCATACTTGTAGTAACGGCCATTGGACGCATATTCGGAGTCCTGGTATCCGTCGTCAGACGTCTGACGGTGATAGGTGCGCTGTACAAAGCAGTCACCACGGTAGAAGCTCTGTGCACCAATAGCAGCAATTCCCGCTAGAGGCAGGAAAGAGCTGATCCGATGGTAGATCTCTGTTACCGGGTTGTACAGCGTGGCGATGTTCAGCGTCACAGGGTCGCTCTGGTAGATGTTGATCACCACAGCATCATTGGCTCCGGGCAACAGGCTCGTGTTAAAGTTGGCCGTGTTCGGAGCTTCGGTCATCACTCCGATGTACCCTCGCTGCTGAATGCCACGGTTGCCCCATTCGCGCTTACAGCCGGTTACTATGTTGTATGCATAGAGCATGTACGGCTCCCCTAATGCTTGTGCCGATTCACCAGCTTCTGCGAACTTGGACACGAACCCACCTTCAGCCGGTGAGAGTTCCCTAGGCGCCACGTTGATAAGCTTCGCTGTTCCGTAGTTTGGCGTTGCTCCGGCATCGGTAAGAACCGGTGATCCAGGTGCAAATGCACGCTGTTCCCAAAGCTCGTCCGGAAGGCGGCTGTTCGCACTTGTACCGGTGTAACCGCTGGACATGCCGTAGCGGTTCAGTGTGCTGCGGCCTTGAATGACCATCTTGTACGTCCCATCAGCCAGTGACCTGGTGAAAAAGTGGTCCGTGGAGAAGATGCCAAACCGGTTCGCTACACGAGAGCCCGGGATATCATACTGACGGAAATAAATGTCTCCGGGATCGCAGCCTTCCTTGCTTCGAATAGCCACCCTGAACACGCTGGAATTACCGTAACCCTGACTGAACTCCGCAATGATGTTCGCAGAGCTGTCACCAGCGTCCGGACCGCCGATCTGAACGCCGGCGTCCGCATACCAAGTTCCACCTGGTGGAGCAGAGAAGCCATTGGCTACATGTCCTTGGTAAAGGAGCTGGTTCTTGCGTTCGGCGCGCATGAAGTAATACCCGCACACGTTGTCCTGCATCCACTGCGGAAGCACCAAGGCCGAGGTATCAAAGCGCACACCCAGCACGTAGATGCGGTCGCCGGCACCACGGTTCTGATAGAAGGCATAATCCGTGTTCATGTTGGACGGCATGCGCAGGGTTCCGTTGGCGTTGGTCGTGACCGCTCCGGGGTCGTTCCACGCATCGTAACCGCGTACCGGGAACGCCTGGCTCTCCTTTCCATCCTTAAACACCCACACCACAGCGAACGCGTAGGGCTCGCCCCGGAAGTAGCCTACGTGTGAGAACGTGTCCTGGTAGTCTTTGTAACCAAAACGCGTGGAAGTGTTCGTACGGAAATCGCCATCGCTTTCCTCAAGCAGATCTGCTGAAGGTGTTGGCACGGCCAGTATCTGCTGAGCGGCCGCATACAGCAAGTCATTGCGGGTGAAGCGTTCCTTCCAGTTTCCACCCCAGAGGTACCCTTCGTGCTGAGCGATCGTCCGGGGAGAGTCGTTTACGGTCTTGCGCTGAATGATTTCGTCCAGCGTAAGGTCGATCACGTCTTCCTGTCCGGTGATGGTGATCACCAGCGTGCTCGATCCTGGATCAATGGGGTACAACTGGTTCAGCAAGCCTACTTCCGTGGTCTGGTCGCTGCGGTAGGAAAACCCTACCTCCACGAACTTGAATGCTGTGTCGATGTCGTCAATGGTGAGAACGACCTGCTTTCCGGAGTTGAAGTTGGCCGGGTCTCCGTCCGTGGCCACGCCGGATGTCACAAAATCGGACGACACTTGCACCGGAGCTGATTCGCACAGAAAGCTGGTCTTCTCCAGATTGGAATCGACCAGGCGGATGTAGAACAGCGTGATGCCGGACGGCCACTGGCCACCAGGTCCAACAGAAGCAGTTGTGACGGTCGGGTGCGGACAGGTTTCAAAGATGGAAGAGATTGCATTCTGCAACGAGCCCTGCCAGTAAAAACGCTGGTTGTAGATGCCTGTGGTATGTTCAAAACCAGTGTTGATACAGCGCAATGGGTTCGCCCAGTCAGTCCAGTGAATATCCAAGCTGCCATCGTAGCTCAGCGCTATCTCGATTTCCATTTGCCGGCCACACTGAAAGTTGAACAGCGTTGACCGAAGACTGGAACGAAACGCATCAGGATTTGACACACTGGCCGGGTTGGTGGCTCCTGTCCAGTTCCGCAACGGGCGGTACACGTGCTCGTACGTGCCAAGACCAGAGGCCAAGGGAGAAGGGTAGGTGCCGATTTCTCCAAATCCAGTCGCCGGGTTGGTAGAGAAGATGAACAGAACTCCTCCGTATTCCCTCACACCAATAGGCACGTACCCATTGGTCACCTCAAAGGCGAATTCATTGCCTTCAATGTTCGTCAGGTTGAACCGACCATTACTGATGCTATCAATGCGAAAATTCTGCAGGCTACGCAGAAAGTCCGGAGGTACACTGTGCGGAGCATCGTCCCGGTTGACGCCCTGCAGAAACCTGTTAGTGAATTCCTGTTGCGACATGGCTTACCGGGTTGGACGTGTGACAACAACACCAGTGCGGACCATACGGAGCATACGGTCCATCTGGTCACGGGTAACATTCCGGAAGGAGCCACGGGACTTGGCACTGGCCAGAGCGTAGTTGTTCTTGGCCTCTTGGTACACTTCACCACGGATCTCGCCACGACTCCATGGGTCGGTGATCAGGTTCCGGATGCAGTACCAATACGCAGCCTCTTCGAACACGTCATCGATGTACGGCTCGTAGTTCTCGTCCACCCGGAACACCAGAAGGTCCACCCAGATCTTAGTGAACGATTCACCGACCTGAATGCATGATTGCTTGATGGTGTACTCGCTTGGCTGGCACAGCCGCGTGGATGTTCGGATGCTCAGCACCCGAAACGCATTCACCGGAAGCTTTGCTGTGCCCCCGGTGACTGATAGTTCCATGTTATTCACCTCTTCGAAATGGTCAAAGGAGCCAGCATCGGCCAGCGCCTCGAAGACCCATTCAATGATGTCGGCCCTGTCAATGACCAGGTTCCTGTACACCCGGTTCATTCGGTTGATCAGCTGATCGATGGTGACGTTGTTCATATCCAGCGGTGTCCTTTGGACGTTAGGTCCCTGAGCTTCTCCAGCCAGGGACGGGTGAGTTTGAAGAGGTACATCTTGCCTCCGATGGAGCGCTGTATGCTACGGTGCAGAACGACCACACCCCCAAAGTGAATGTTTTCCGTGTCGATGTTGAACGGCCGGTGAGAAGTATCCATGCGATGGTTCATGGAGGCGATGCGCATGAAACCGAAATCCTTTTCCGGAAGAACGAACGTGTCCTGATTGGTAAGCATGTCATTGGCCATCAGCTCGAACATCCGACGCACCAAGCCCTTGGCCTTCTGATGCCCTTCCTTTTGGCTAAATGACCCGAACAGTTTTCTCCAGGATACGATGCGAGAGCCGGTGATGCTATCGCCGAACCGCTCCATGTCCAGTAGATCGTCCAGCGTGTTGCGCTTGACCCAGGCATTGTACCCCGGAGAGCTGAACAGAATGCTTTTAGCCATTGCGACGCAGGTCGAAGGTGGCCATCTTCTTGAACGCTTGCATGTTGCGCTCATCATTGCGCTGTTCCTCCCATTCCGGTTGGCCGGGCATCGGGTCGGACATCTGCGCAATGCGTTCGCTGATATTGGTGACCGGGATGTCCTCGGCGCCACCTTCGCAGTCCGCCGCCCGGACGAACTCACCATCGAGCAGGTAGGTGCGGCCATCACAGATCACTTCAAAGTACAGGTGCTCTACCCACTTGGGAGGACTGCATCCGCACTTCACATTACGGGTGACCGTCCGCTCGTAGCAGTATTTCTCATGCATGCGGAAGGTGCGGGACATAACCATGTCCTCACTACGGACCAATAGGGTCTGGTTGATGATCAGGCAAGTTGGCATCATTCGATGTTTTTGGCGGTTGCACGTTCTGTGTTTGCGGGAAAATCGGAACCATCGTTGATGGTATCCCCTTGAATCGGATTAGTGGAGAGCAGTTGCTTCAGGCAAAGCACCTCCAGCTGGTGTATCTTGTCATTCGGGATCGGATAGTCCGTCTTGTCAAAGTCCAAAATACACCTGTTCTCTGCTGGGTTCTCCAAGATCGCTATCATGCGAAGCACTTTCAGGTTATCCGGGATGAACTTCAAGTAAGCCTTACCATCCAGCATGGTGAATGAAGGCCGTGTCCTGCACATTCGGCCACCTGTAGCCATTAGGAACGAGGACAAGCCGAGCTCTTGAAACGGTTCTGTACCATTGACCAAGCCCAGATAAGCCACAGCGCCCCGTATGGACTCCGTTTGTGGCACTTCCACCACTTGGTACTCAATACCGGATTCCCGGCCGTCACAAACGATCTTGGCGGTTTCCACCTTTAGGCACGACATGTCCTGATAGTATGCGGCGGAAACACCAAGACCAGGCTTGGCCTGGTCCCGGATAAGTACCGATCGCTTAGACCGGATGATGTAGTCGATAAAAGGCTCTTCAAGCCTTGTGTCGTCAGTCAATTTGTGCCCCGTCAACTGGCGGCGCAGACTTGCTCGTATTTCTTCCAGTGCTGGCATCGGCGCTTTGCTTTAGTGCTTGCAAAGTAACGATAGCGGTGGATACCAATTCATTAAGTGCCGCCACGCACAGGATGTAGGGGATAACGCACAACGCCCTTTCAAAGAGGTTGGCATTCCAGAGCACCAGTCCCGCCGTGCAGTACGTGAACAAGCCCCACAGGGAGGCCATGCACGTGGTACACAGAAGGATGGGTTTTGCTAGCCAGATGGACATCAATCCGCGACGTACCATCCGGTCCAGCCATTTGTACAGCCAGTGGAGAGCATTTCCCTCAACGCTTGCAGCCGCCAGTCCCAGGCAAACCCCGGAACCAACGGCTACAAGCAGTAGGAAGCTCAAAGCATTGAGCTCGTTCATGACCTTAGTCGAGACAGGTCACAGCAGCCAACAGGGGCGTATCCCAGTTAGCTGCGAAGGTGGCGAGCGTGTTGTCCACGTAGATCTCCACGTCGAGGTAGCGATCAGTCAGCGCGTCAGCCAGGTGCGGGTCGTTGACCTGACGGATCGGATTGATCCGGAAGCCATACACGCAGTAGCTGGCACCACGAGCCAGTTGCGGATCGCTGAACATCGAGCCAGGCAGGATCGGGAACTCGCGAGCCAACTGTGAACGGTTCAAGATTGGCGCCTGATGAGCCGTGATCTCGCTGAACGTGCCCGAGTTGACGAAATACTCGAACCCGCACGTAGCCAGGTCACTGTCACAATCCTTCTCCGTGAGCTCGAAGGCCGTGTAGGAGCCCGGAGCACCCACACCAACAGCGGTGACGATCGAATCATCGTTGCCGTTGATCTGAGCAAGCATGCTGGTCACGATCGCGTTCACGGTCAACGGCGCTCCATTGGGGTCACCGAAGTTGTACTCCGTGGAGCTTTCGAAGGTCTCCTGCACACGATAGGTCGTGGTGCAGGGCTTTTTCACGATCGTCAGCGTCCAGAGCCAGGGGCACTCACAGGTTGCGCTTGGGATCGTGGGCGTGATGGTCACCGTCTGCCAAGTACAGACCTGGGTGCATTGCTTGTAGCAATTGCTGGTACTGGTAGCCAGGAAGGGAGGCAATCCCTGAATGGTTACCACACCACTTGCCACGTTCACCGAGTCTGCGGTGAGCGTGTTGAAAAGAAGGCGCTTAGGGCCTGTTTGAATGGACATCGTTTGGGGAATTAAGAGTTGATCTTGCGTTCGTTCAGGTGCGTTTGGTACCTGCGGCTCTCGATCGTTTCGAGCTGCCTACGAACGGCAAACTCTGCGATCTCTTGGTTGACCGTGGCAGGAAGGTCCGGGTTGATGGTGCTTACCACAGAGACCTTGACCGGATACTTGATGTACTCGATCCTGGCCTCGTTGGCGAAGTTGCCGACGCCGCAAAGGGCCTTCATCGTCCTGCCAGTTAAGTAATACATGGGTCGCTCCGGTGAAGGCCGCGAGAACGGGTCCCGCTCGACATCGTACCGTTGGTCACGGCGAAAAATACGAGCGGGAGCCCATCCATCGTTGCGCTTGCACACTGCAGGGGTGCTGGGGCCGGTGAAGACCCTAAAGCCCACGCTGAGCATGGAGAGATAGCCGTGGCTCTGCCCGGGTGCCGGGTTTTCCACGTATGGTAGCGGGAATGACTCCTGCTCAGATGATGCTACTCCGGCGTTTGGAATAACCAACAAAGGGGGAACCAGTTCGCGAAGTGTGTCCAGGACACGTTGGTTGGTTTCAGCCACCCTTGCCATTTGCCGGATGTAGTCGATCACCGCCGCATTGTAGAGCACATCAAATTCCTCAGGCGTTACGGTGCCTGAATTGTGTTTCCACACTCCCTGAAGGAAGTATTCGTAGATCTCTGCAATGGTCGTGAGCATGAGTTCCTAGGTGTTATTCGGCCACTTGCGCGCCGATACCGGTTTCTTTTGCCTGAGCGTTCTTGACACCCTCGTTGATCGCCTTGGCGGTCGCCTCGTTCGCAGCATCCATGATGTAATGGACAGCAGCATCCTCGGTGACACCAATGACGTTCTCGCCGAGCTTGTAAACGCCCGAATCCACTTTGAGCACATTGTACACCACGGCTCGCTTCAACAGCGCCCGATACTTCCAGCTTGCGTTGGCGGTGCTCTCCAACAGTCTGGCTGGGTTCTTCAGGGCCGTATCTGTGACGAATGCCTGAACCTGTGCAGGGCTCATGCTGATTACCGGCTGTCCCATAAGGAAACAGAAGTTTCGCATGTCCTTGACCGTCCAAGTATCGACGTGAGCGAATGCCTGACGGATGCGGTCCGCTTTTTTCAGGGTCACGTTGGCTTCTTCCTCTTCATCCTTCAGGTAGAACACGTGCGTATCCCCCGGATTGATGGATTCAAGGTTGTTGGCCAGAATGCCCTGGTGCTTCGCCATGCCGATGATCAGAGCGTCCTTCGGATCGTTCAGGTCATACGTGTTCTCATGACGCAGCTCGAACTGCATGCTGTCTGTCAGGCGCATTGGCGCATCTGCTCCGGTAGTCCATTTGAACTCATCGGTCGGGACGCGCGGTTGTTCTGCTTTGAAGGTTTCGTCGCCCACGACGAAGACCTGGCGGGCTTCATCGAAGTGTGGGCAGACAAAAACCCCGGTGACGCGATAGTTGGTACTAATCGCGAAGATCTGAACTCTCTTTTCGTTGGTTGCCATGGTGTATGGTCTCTATGCGTGGATATTACTGACGGGACTTGATGAGCTGTGCGAAGCCCATCGGGTTGCGCATGATCACGCCGCTCTCGCTGAGGATGTGGACCTGCTTGCCGTCAACAGGCGAGCTGGCCATCATCATCTTGCCTCCGCTGCCTTCGCCAGCGCCCACAACAGGACCGTCGCCGGTCATGCCGTTGATGACGCGCTGGACGAAACGACGATCGGTATCGCCATTGCCCAGGGTCAGCAGTTGCACGTTGGGGTTTCCGCCCACCGTGTTGCCGAGGTTCACGAAGAACGCGCGCTCGCTCATGTAGTTGTTGCCGTACGAGTCACGGTCCGATGGACGGAACGGAGCATCGAAGGCAGGACAACGCATGAAGTGCAGGCGGACGTTGCCCAGCGTGTAGTAGCTGAACGAGGTCTTGATGCCCATGCCGTCAGCGGTCTGCTCGACCAGGGGAACGGGGTTCTCCTTCAGCACGTCACGCAGGAGGCGCTGCAGGTTGTTGTAGAAGCGCTGACCGCCGCATACGGCCACTTCCAACATGCCGTCAGAGGTCTGCTGCAACTGCATCTGCTCCAGCACGTTCTCGATCTGACGGATCGTGAGCGTATTGTAGTGGAAGCGCAGGGACGAATCGCCCTGTGCGATGATACCGTTGCCCATGATCAGGTCACGGCCGTCATCGTCCTGCACATACACGCGATCGTTCGCGTCCACGGTAGCGCGTCCGAACAGCAACTGGTGCTCCAGTGCCATGGCCCAACGCTCGTACATGTCCAGGTTTTGCTGGTACTCCCAGGTACGAACACCGTTGTGCTCCAACCACACTTTCGTCGCGGCAGCGGAACCGGAGATCGTGTGCTTCATGCGCTGAATACCGATGAACTCGGTGTGCCACTCATGGTAGGTGCTCTTTTCTCCGGCGTCCTCCGACAGTTCGGGGAACATGGTGTGACCGAAGCCGATCTCCTTACCAGCTGCGATAATCGCAGGGTTGCAGTACGCGTTCTCCCGGTTGTGCACCAGCTTCACGCGGTAGGTCCATGCACCGGAGCCGGCCTGGGTCTTGCCCAGCACATGCAACAGCGTCTGACGATCCACCAGTTCCAAGTTGTCGTTCTTGGAGAAGTAGTTCGTGTTCAGCGTAACGGTGAACTCAGCACCATTGAGACCCGGGGTCGAACCGCCCGTGTTGCTCAAGATGATGCCTTTGCGGATGGGGTAGCCCTTGAGGGGCCACATCACCTTCCGGTTGCCGACCACGCGGAAGTTCTCCGTGTCCATGCCCGCGTACAGGCCCTGGCTGGTGAGTCCGCGCCGTCCGAGGAAGGAGCTGAAGGTTGAATAGCTGCTCTCATACAGCGAGAGCACGTTGGTCATGATCTCCGGCTTGCTCAGAGCAGCGCGGAGCAGCATGTTGGTAGTTGTGGTCTTATCCGCGTCGTGCGTGACCGTTCCGAGAATTCGCATACTGGGTTGAAATTGGTTGCGTTAAGGACCTGCTCAGCTTTTGAGCGTGGCTGGGGCACCGAGACGGTTGAGGTCAATGCCACCTTCTTTGGCGCCACCGGCGCTCTCTGTTGGAGGGGCTTTGTCCAGGAGTTCAGCGAACATCCGGACAACACCATCCTTTTGGTCCTTAAGAACCTTGCCGAAGTGACCTTGCTCTGCAAACTCCAACAGAAGGGCCATCCTCGCATATCCGTCGTTCTTCTGAAGACGGGCTTCGGTGATGGAGATCCCTGTTTTGGGGTCAGGCGTGAGTAGTGCTTCGACTCGTGCGGCAATCTTCTCTGCCGTCATTTCGTTTCCCAGCGGCAACCCGTAGAGGTTACCTTCTTTAGCCAGGTCTGTAACGCTTGTCTTCACGGCTGCTTTGAACGCCTTAACGACTTCAGGGTCGTTGGGGTTGTAAGCAGCTTCTTGTTGTTGGGGAACGTAGGCTTTGAGTGCATCTGCGTTCTTTTGCTTTTCTGCACGGAGACCGTCGCGAATCTCCTCGGCCATCAAAGGTAGATCTGCTTTCTTTCCCTCGACAACGGCCTTCACTTTTTCAGCATCCCATCCGGTCGGACGGGCATCGCTCTTCCCGTACTTCCGTGTGAGCGCTTCGGTGACCAAACTCTCGTCATCCAAGTTGATGAGACGATCGGGTTCGGTACGCTCCTGGTAATACTGCTCCAGCGTCATGCCGGAATCCAGTGCAGCTTGCATCATCGCTGCTTCAGGATGAAGGGCCACAGGCCTCTGCTTTACAGCAGCGACCTTTCCTACAATGGCGTCCACATCATCTGCGTCACCGATCTCGAAACCCTGTTCTTTCAGCTTGGTCAGCAGGCCAGCCTTGAAATCGGTCGCATCTACAACAGGAGCCTTGTCTTCGACCACCGGAGCAGGAGTGTCCTGCTTCACGATGGGCTGGCTGCGCTGACTTGGTGCAGCCTCTCCGGGCGCACCCTGCAATTTGGCTGGACCCGAAAGGGCGTCCAGGTCAATTGCGTCCAATGGGCTTGCTACCTGCGTCATGCCCAGTAAGCGTGATCGGCAGAGTAACAGCCGCGGGTGAGGTTCTCAGCGGCCCAGCGAGGTTGTTGCGCGAACAGCCTGCACGCCACCTTGTCGGTGAGGTTGTCGGCCGTGATGATCTCACCATTGTACTCGGTGGTCATCGCCGGGTCCTTGAACTGGTAGCCGTTCTTCAGGCCACCGTCCGCCACCTGTGGGTGACGAAGTTCGTTCTTCAGGTTATTGGCTAGGCCTTGCGAAACCACTGTTTCACTGGCCACAGGATTGGCGATCGGCTCTTTCACTTCGCTGGCCACCACCACGTCGCCGGGTACGCCCGCGACATTTCCAAAGAGGTCCTTTCCGGCCTCCAGGTCTTTTTGCACTTGCTCTCGATTCTCCATCTGAATTGGGTTATTGGTTAACGATCACTTGGTTCGTTCTTCGGACGCCCCGAAGATAAAGGCTTTCCACTACCGCCTTTTATGGCGACCTCCAGTGCTCGAATGCGAGCATCCAGGTCAGTGCCTCGCGCTTGTTCCTGCAGGAATGCCATTTCCACTTGTGCATTCTGACTGGCCACCTGAAGCTTGGTCTGGTTCTGACTATCAGCAATGCTCGTCTTCACGCCGGCTTCCTGCTGAATGCGCTGCTGCTCCAATTGCAGTTCAGCCTGCTTGATCTGACCCATCAGCGCCTCACCGTCCGTGAGCTGCTTCTTGAACATTAGGTCGATGTCGCTTTGCATTTTCAGCTTCTCCTGCTCACCACGTTGCTGCTGCTCCATGTTCTGCTGCTGCAGGGTGTTCATCACCTCTTCGTAGTAGCTCACTTTGTCCTGCAGCTCATCCAGGTTCTTGGCTCGGAACGCATCCACAAGCTGGCTCATGGTCACGGTGCCTCCGGTAAATCCGGCGCCCATCAACTGAGTGATGCGGTCCATGTCCGCCTGTGTCTTGTCTTCGTCGTCGAAGAAGCATTCGAACTTGGCGCCCTTTAATTCTTCCTTGGACAGCTTGAAGATGACCTGACGGCGGTCCCCGGCGATGTACTGGCCGCGCTTGCCTTCCGCCCACACGTGCGGGATGATGCTCAGCACACGGTCCACGACACGCGAGACAATGCGCTGGTGCTTGTTGAACAGAACTTTGGTTGTGAGGTTGGATTGGACGATCGCTTGCTTCTGCGTACCCACCTGATCGTTCCCGGATACTTCACCAAGGCGTTGCGGAGGGATTCCGATGACCCGGCCGGCGAGACGCTCAAGGCTTTCGAGGATGAACGCGAGCTGCTGGATGCTTTGACCGAACGAAAGGTCGTAGGTCATCCACTGGTTGTAGTTGGATGGACGACCCGTGCCGCCTGGCTGCGTGGGGTCGATCCAGCCGAGACCCATCTTGAACTGGTACATCCATTCCTCCATGGACATATCCTTCGGTTTCTGAGTCTTGTCCATGATGACCCCCTTGATACCGCCCAGGGCGATCAGGAGCTCCATTTGGTAGTAGACCAGGTTGTAGAGAATCTGTACGTCCTTCACTGCCCAGACGCGGCTGTATGGCCTACGATCAAGGCCGTTGTAGTTGAAACCCACATAGCGACCGTATGCGCGACCGATGCGGTCAATGTCGCGGAACTGGAACGGAAGCTTTCCGCAGCGAACGAAGATGTCCGAGCTGATACGGATACCGCCCCACCATTCCGTGGCGTAACGGCGCTGATACTTCTTCTCCGGGTCGTGCGCTTCCTCGTCGCGAACAAGGCGCATTTCATCATCCTCCTGCACGAACTTGATCTCCTTCACGGACTTCCATTCGCAGACCGAGACTTCAACCAGGTCGGTGCCGTAGATCGCGGAGCCGGAGTACACGTCTGGACTGCAAGCGTCTCCGGAGCCAGTGGCGTTGGAGTTGTACCAGCCGTAACTGGCCATACCGTTGCCAAAGGAGTACGTGGCGTTGTAGCGCGTCTCCATCATGGAACGCTCTTCCTCTCCCATCATGTGGCCATACTCGTCCATGATCTGAGCAGGGGTCATCCAGCGCTTCTCCACAATGCCTGGACACTCGTCCGTGTAAAATGCATCGTTGCTGGAGAGGTAGTAGAAGTTCAGCGGGTTCACCTTCCGGATGGAAGGGTCTTTGCCGAGGTACACGTCCTCAATGCAATAGACCTCTTGGTCCACCACCATGAGGTCTTGAAAGCCTTCGTCGAAAATGTCCTTCCACCGGTACTTCCGGATCAGGTACTCCAGACCATCGGTCATAGCCACTTCCTTCCGAGTCTTTCCGCGCATCCGATACTCGCGCTCCAGGATCGATACCTGTTGATTGATTAGGCTCTCTCCGCGACTGACCTCTTGCTGAACCTTGGCCAGTTCCATTTCGGCCATCCGGTACTGTCCGGGATTTGCCTGAGCTTGCTGTTTCTGCTCTTCCAGGCTCAGCTTCAGCATGTACACCCGCTCCTGCGCATCGTTGGTAGCGCTCATCACGGAGTCCACGATTTTCCTGGCCACGTTGTCCGTCTTGTCCTGCAGGGAATCGGAATCCGTGGAGTAGACCCGTGGCTCCAGCGGTCGGCTTTCCTGCGTGGACTTCAGCAGGTCGAAAAAGGGCCGGATGATGGGCATGAACCTGACCCTTGCCGGCATCTTGTGCTGGTCAGTTCCGGTGAGGTAATCGAAATCGGACTCGTCCTGTGAGCCGTAGTAAAGCTTGTAGCACAGGGCGTCTTTTGAATGAGCATCGCCCGATGAGCCCACCATTCGGCAGAGCCGGTTCACGTTGTTCTTGCACCATTCGAGAGTTTTCCCGTCAGGTGGCAGTAGCTGTGTTGGTAGCATGGGTTCGTAGCTGTGAGCTACAAACGTACCATTTTACCGTTCTTCACTGCGTAACGACGCAGCGTGAAGGGTTCCTCCTGGACCACTTCCCTCACGTTGCTGATGACATCGTTCTTGGC